TATGTACTTAACGCTAACGACTATGTACAGTTTAGCGACAGTATGGTTATGCAAAGCGGTGACTCCATACAAGTGCTGACAGAAGCTGCCTCGTTAATGAATGTTATGGCTTCGTTTGACCTATATAAAGAAAATACAGTACCTTTCATGGCTGATTAAGGATTAAAATGACATACTTACAAATTATCAACGCTGTTATGCGCCGATTGCGTGAGACAGAGGTAACAGATGTTAACGAGACAGATTACTCCAAGTTGATTGGTGAGTATGTTAACAGTGTTAAGAAAGAGGTTGAGGCTGCTTGGGACTGGAATGCCTTACGCACCACCCTGACGCTTAACACAGAAGACGGTGTGTTTAACTACACCTTGTTGGGTAGTGGTTCTCGCTTCCGTGTCTCAGACGTGGTTAACGACACCTCCAACTATATGCTACAACAGAAGGGGGCTGCATGGATGAACCAGCGCTTTCTCACTGTCGATACACAACGTAGCACCCCCTCCTTCTACAGCTTTAACGGCGTAGATAGCAACTTGGACAGTGCAGTAGACTTGTACCCCGTCCCTGATGGCGTGTACACCCTGCGGTTTAACGTAACAATACCACAGGATGACTTAGCTGACAACACCGATACCCTGCAAATTCCCTCTGAGCCTGTTATTCAAGGTACTCTAGCTAGGGCTATTAGTGAGCGTGGTGAAGATGGTGGTCGCCTCAGTAATGACCAATACATCCTCTACCGTAGCGCTATGGCTGATGAGATTGCCATAGAGGCTGGTCGGTTTAGTGATGAAACAGTGTGGTATCCCGTATAATGGCTGCATCACCTTTAACCCCCGTATCACTTGCTGCTCCGGGCTTCTTTGGGTTAAACACTCAGGAGGCATCGGTTAATGTACAGCAGAACTTCGCCCTCATCGCTAACAACGCTGTCATTGACACGTATGGTCGGGTAGGTGCTCGTAAGGGGTATACAACCCTTTCTGACGCGGATGCCGCTGACATCATCTATTGTGTCCATGAGCATATTAACAAGGATGGTACAGAGCAAGTTTACTTCGTCGGTGGAAGTCAGATTTACACGATGGCGACTGATGGCACTACTGCTAGTGACCACACCATTGCTTCGCCACCTGCTGATTCAAACTGGCAACCCTTGAGCTTTAACGGGAATATGTATTTATTCCATGAAGGTGTAGACCCCCTTGTTAATGACATTGTAGGCGCAACAGGCTGGAATACCCTCTCCTCCTTCTCCGCTATGCCCGCAGGGGTAACACAGGCAGGGGTTGGTTTGAGTGCCTACGGTCGTATCTGGATGGCTAGAACCAACCTGAATAAGACAACAGTTTATTGGAGTGATACCCTTATAGGCACTTCATTCAATACAGGTACAGCAGGTTCTATTGACTTAGAAAATGTATTTACCAACGGCACGGATGAGATAACACATTTAGCTGCTTTTAATGGCTTCTTGGTTATCTTCTGTAAAAAGAGTGTTTTAATATATAAAGGGGCAGAAGAACCCGCTACGATGGCAGTAGAAGATGTTATCGATGGTGTAGGCTGTATCGCTAGAGATACCGTACAGGACATTGGTTCTGACATCCTCTTCCTCTCAGACTCTGGCTTGCGTAGCTTAGGTCGTATTATTCAGGAGAAGAGTGCTCCCATGCGTGACTTGTCTCGTAACGTAAGAGATCAGTTACTTGCTGAGGTGAGTGGCGAAGGTGGGATTATCAAGAGTGTTTACTACGAGAAGGAAGCGTTCTACCTACTCACCGTCCCATCCCTACAGAAGGTGTGGTGCTTTGATATTAGATCAGCGCTTGAGGATGGGTCATTTAGGGTTACTACTTGGACATCTCCTAACCTAAACTCATTCTGTGTTACTCGCTCACGTAAGTTGTTAATTGGAACCTCCTTACGGGTCAGCGAATATGGTGGTTATCAGGACAATGGTGACCCCTACACAATGTCCTACTACACCACATACCTCGATGCTGGAGCACCTTCTAATCTAAAAATGCTAAAGGATGCCTCCTTCCTCTTCGTCGGTGGAAGTGGGGAAACATTCTCAGTTAAGTGGGATGTAGATTACGGGTCAAACTACGCATCCAAGGTGTTTAGTTTCCCTGAGAGTGCCACTGGTGAGTTTGGTGTAGATGAGTATACAGTGGCTGAATACTCGGTAGGCGCTATCATTAACAGGAAGGGAATAACACTATCTAAGACAGGTAGGGTGTTCCAACTAGGTGTGGAGGTTGTTGTTAACGGCAGTCCTCTCTCTATTCAACAGATAGATATTTTTGTAAAAGGTGGGAGAACTGTATGAGTTCATATACGAAGACAACTAACTTTACCGCTAAGGATACCCTCCCTAGTGGTGCAGATGCCAAGAAGGTACGAGGGGCTGAGTTTGACGTGGAGTTTAACGCACTAGCTACAGCAGTGAATAGTAAGGCTAACACCGCTTCGCCGACATTTACAGGCACTGCTACCATCCCTACTGTTGATGGTGCAACGATTAGCGGAGGGAGCTACTAATGGCTACTATGTTTAACTTTAACCCTACACCTATTGCCGACTCAGGCTCTTACAACACCTCTGACTGGACTAGCCTTCTTGGTGGTTTAGCTACTGGGGGTGTTACAGGAGCAGCCGCTGGTGCTGGTGTTAATGAAGCCGTAGCTCGATTACAAGCGTTGGGTCAGTCAGGGATGACAGATTATACCAACCTAGCTAAGACAGCGACAGAGGGTATTAACTTTACCCCCTACACACTGACTAGCTCACTAGGCACAACACAGCAAACAGCACCGGGTGTTATCTCTCAGCAGTTAACCCCACAACAACAGGCTAACGTCAATGCTGCTCAACAGCAACAGGCATCTCTGTATGGCGCTGCTGTACCTGATACCTCTGGCATCTCTCAAGGGGCTTTCACAGGTGCTCAGTCGCAATTGGGGCAGGTAGGTGCTAACCAACAGGATTTAGCGTCTCTACGGCTTGGCTACGGTGGTGCTGCTCAGGGTATGATGGGTGCGCTTGGTGGCTCAACCACTGGTATGGCTGACCAACTCTTCCAACAGCAACAGGCTATGAGGTCACCCGTTCAACAACGGCAACAGCTTGAGTTAGAGAATCGGTTACGTGCTCAAGGGCGATTAGGGACTTCGACAGCCGCTTATGGCGGTACACCTGAACAGCTTGCAATGTCTAAGGCGGTACAAGAGCAACAATCTGCGGATGCCTTTAACAGCATGACACAGGCCGAGCAGATGGCAACATCACAACAAGCTCGTGCTCTGGGGTTAGGTAGTGCTACATCCACTCTGGCACAAGCACAACAGGCTCTCAGACAAGGCGACATAGCCAACGCACAAGGGTTATTTAACATTGGCTCTTCGGCGGCTCAACTTCCACAGCAGATGCAAGGGCAGAACATCGCTCAAGCTGGTCAGTTGCAATCACAGGCATTGGCTCCCTCAGCGGCTCAGTTGCAACAGGCTCAGTTGGCTGGTACAATGGGTCAACAACGCGCTCAGACAGGCTATCAGGCTGGTGGGTTATTTGCTTCAACGGCTGGTGCTGGCTTACAAGAGCGTTTAACAGCAGAGAGTGCAGCAGCGGCCTTGCGTGGTAAACAGTATACATCAGCTTTGGGTGCATTGGCTAACAAAGGTGGAGAAAGCGGTACAGCGGCTAACACAATACAAAAAGCAATGGATGCTGGTGTTAAGAAGGTTGGTGATGAGTTGTTCGACGCTGGTGGTAAGTTGCTAGGTAAAGCTGGTGATTTAATTGGGGAAGGTGCTTCAGCTTTGTGGGATGGTTTTGGTAACATTTTTGACACAGATGTTCAGTTTGAAGCAGACTGGCAAGCTGCTCTTAACGGACAGTTAACGTCCGATAGTGTTTCAAGTGGTCTTATCCCTGATGCAATTGATAGTATTTCGTCAGGTGTCTCAGCCGCATGGGACTGGACTAAAGATTTATTTGGGTTTTAAGGGGTTATTATGGCAGGATTATTTTCAAGTGGTGAGCAGGATATGTTGGGCAATATTGTCCAGCAACGTCAACAAGCTAATCAGGCTCTAGGGCAGAACTACGGTAAGTACAGTGGTATTGTCCAAGCAGGTGCAGGTATGGCTGACGTTGGCGCTGATGCTATGTTTGGGGGTAAGACAGGTGCTGCTGACCCTCGTATGCAACAGATGAATGAGGTTAAGAACATCTTCTCTCAGGTGGCAATGGAGGTAGGTAACACTACTTCTGCTGCCTTCTACAATAAGCTGGCTCAAGCGTGGTCGGCTAAGTTCCCAGAGCAAGCAGCTAAAGCGGCTGATAAGGCTAGAGAGTTGGAAACTAAGGATGCGGAGAAGGCCGATCAAACCAAGAATGTTTACGAGCTTATCGAAACCACTGACCTGTATGGTAACAAGATACAGAAGCAAGTCATGGTTACCTACAAGAAAGATAAGAATGGTAAGTGGGTTAAGTGGGGGACTGCTGAGGCTTTACCAGAAAACTCTAGGGGTAAAGACTTTGATGACCCTAGGTTAGGCGGGGAGCAAAAAAAGCCTAGAGGGGAAGTAGAGATTGGCGCAGCTATCAAAGATGAGATAGGGGCTACAATCAAGCTTCCCCCTTTGAAAGATCAGGGAGGTAACTTAATAGGAGGGGACGACCCTTACAGTTTACCTTCACCGGATGAGAAGCCCATGCAATTCCCTTCAAGAGACCCTATTAAAAAACTACAGGACTCTCGTAAAGCTTTGTTTAGTGAACAACGAAGGCTCAAGGCACAAGGTAAAAGCACAGCTCAAGTAGATAAAGCTTTACAAGCTAATCAAGAGGAGCTGAAAGCAGCATTGGCTAGAATAGAAAGAAAATAATGGCAAAAGTAAATCTTGACTTGTTAACAGAAGAAGACTATCAGGCATTCCAAGAGAAGAGGTATGCTGACTTGAGTGAGGATGCTAAGCGGTATCTGTCAGGTGAAGGTTTCGGAAGTGCTGCTACTTTTATGGAAGAGGCAGGTCGAGGTTTCTCTAGCTCATTACGTGGTTTGGCAGGGATGTTGCCTGAGAATGACTTCATCTCTGTTGACCAAGAGGTTGACTTAGATCAAGAGCGTCGTTCACGTATGATGCTTGAGACTAACCCCGTAGCTGGCTGGGCTGGTTTGTTAGTAGGCTCTGCCGCTGACCCTGTAACCCTTCCTGCGGCTATCCTAAAGCCTCTAGCGGCTGGTGGAGCAGCTTTGACAGGCGCTCTTCGTGGCTCTGCTGGTGGTGCGTTAGGTGGTGCTCTTGACCCTGTGTATGAAGAGTTTAACGATAGCAAGGTGTTAAATGTCGTAGCTGGTGCTGGCTTAGGGGCTGGCCTCGGTGGGTTAGTGGGTAAGCTGCTCGGTAAAAGTGGACAGCCATCTAAGATTGAGGCTGATGCGGCTAAGATTATTGACTCACCCGATGCGGCTAGGGCTGTTGACGATGTGTCGGTAACAGAGGAGAGTTCTGTCGCTAAGATGATGGAACCTGCTATCCCTGAAGCTGCTACCTTTAACCCTGCCAGTGGTAGGTTTGAGGTGTCAGAAGAGGTGATGCCGACAGTTGACCTAGCCCTACCTCGACAGTTGGCTGGCGCGAAGCCTCGGTTTAACAAGTTTGAGACACAGTTTGAGAATGATCTAGACAAGGCTTTCTACATTGTGGGTAACCCTGCAAGTAAGAGTGCCCAACACGATGCCTACGTTGACTGGATTAAAGCACGAACAGGCATGGATGACGCAGAGGTTAAAGCTGCTTCCAAAGCTGCTCGGTCGGAATTGGCTCGTAAGCTTGGCTCTGCCCCTGTTGAGGGTAACAAGCTAGTTATCGCTGAACCCTCATCAGTAGCACAGACAATCACCACTAGAGCGACAGCGCCCCAACAGGTGGCTAAGCCTGTTACCCCGACTGTCACTGTTAAGGATGGGTTGGATGAAACTGACTTGGCCTTGTTAAAGAGGGCTGGTGTTAACGTCACAGTGGGGCGCAACGGTAATGTTGTGGTTCAAGACTTGTTAGCCTCTGGTCGCCCTATGATGAGCAACGCTACCTTCCTACAACGGATGGAAGCTGCTGGTATAGGTATTGACCTCCCTGCCTACCGTCAACGTACAAAGGCTGATGTTCAAACGAGACAGGCACAAGAGGCAGAGGCGATGGGTAGAGGGGCTGGAGATCAACCCCAAGTAACCAATGAGTCACAGCAATTCTGGACAGGTCAACAGCCTGTTAACCGTGAGCAGTGGACAACACCTCCTGCTGCTAAGGCTGAACAAGCCCCTCAGATGGAAGGGTTACAAACTGGTGCTCCTCGTGAGGGTGATGCCGCTGGTGCTACCCGTGCTCGACCAGCCTCTGTCTACGGTGAGCAGTTAGCTCCGGGGCTGGTTGATATGAGTCCGACTGAGTTAGTTGCTCGTGCCTCCGCTATTTCCCCTGACGAAATTATAAAGATGATGCCTCCTTCGGTCAGAGCAGCAGAAGAAGCTAAACACCCCACAGGGTTGGCTGAGTATTTGAGCGAGGGGCAGAAGCGCTTAAAGAAAATCCTAGCAGATAACAACAACATCGTAGAGTGGATGATTTCTAAGAGTCGTTCCCCACGTGGTATGAGTGAAAGGGAAGTAGGAGCTTTTGCCCCCTTCTACCATCAAGCTATGGCGGCTCGTGAGCAGACATTGGCTAAGGCGGCTCAGTTTCGTAAGGAAGGTGGTTCATTTGAATCTGCTGAAGGAATGAAACTTACTCAGGATTTGATGTATTATACTGGCATTGCTTTGTTCAAGAAGAATGAGGGCAGTAAAGCTGGTCGTGCCTTAAACGCATATCGACTGATTTCAGAGAAGGCTCGTAAGGGTCAGAATCTTAATAATATATTTCCGGGAGTGGTGTGTTAATGGCTAAATTAGATAGTAACGCATGTGCAGTAGACATTGATCAAATGATTGATGCCTACGAAAAGTATAAGGATGTTAGTCCAGAGAAGGCAGGAGAGTTAATCAATGACTTGTTTGAACAGGGGCTGGCGGGTAAGAAGCCTAACCTGTTTCAAAAGCTTAACGAGTTTATTATTAACGGGATGCTGTCCGGCTTAGGCACTCCTGTTGTTAACACCATCGGTGGAGGGCTTCAGACGTTCGCTAAGCCTCTTTTAAATGCTATTGATGCCTACGTACCCAAAGCAGGTCAAAACGCAGCAGAAGCCCTTAGAGAGCGTCGAGCAGCTAAGGCAATGGTATCCGCACTTACTGATGGTTGGGTTTCAGATAGCATATTCCTATCTCGTGGCTTCGGAACTGGGTTGCCTGTTGACTTCAAACTAACACCTAAAGCCCTTGGTCTGTCAGAGAAACAGTTTAACCAGTTGATGGTTGACTTAGGGGCTTCCCCTGACGTTGATGGTAAGGTTAACCCAGAGCTTGCACGACAGGTGTTAGGTGAGAGTTATGACTATATGACTCACGCTATCGGTGGTAAGACTGGTGACATCATCCGTATGCCCACTAGGTTAACTGTCGGAATCGATGAGTATTTTAAGGCTCGTCTACGCTCACAACGCATGATGGGTTACCTTAGCCGTAAAGCATCGATGGATGAGGAGAAGGGCTTAGGCTCTTACGATGACTTGTACAAGAAGTATAAAGAGGAAACTTTCTCAACAGGGAAGGCTCAAGATTTATACGGGGACATGGATCGATTTGAACAGGTGGTCGGTGGTGACTTTGACACTGCTATCTATGATGTACGCAACTATGCTGTTGATGGTACGTTCCAAGCTAAACTGTCAGGTACGTTAAAGAAGATTTCTGAGGCTAAGGGTGAGGGTCGTACACCTTGGGAAACATTAGTCACTCAGACAATCCCCTTCCTACGTACACCGTGGAACATCTTTAAAGAGAGTGGTGGTTATATCCCCGGAGTAGGTATGCTTATTCGTCCT